GAACTTCAATTGTTTCTTTATATTGTGTTCTACCTAATCTTTCAGATAAGTCATCATCAGTTGCACCAAAAGTTAATAATGTGTGTATATCACCTGATGTTGAATCATCTTTATAGTTAAAAGTATCATTTAATCTTTTTAAATCTTGTTCAGGATAAGCACCTACATCACCCACATCACCACCAGTTATTAAATTAACTATGGATTTAAGACTAAAGTCTGGTTGTGTTCTGTCAAGTAAACCAACAGGACCACCACCAGCTCTACCAAATGTCGATATTAAAGTTGATAATGGTTTATATTCACTTTTATATTTTTGATTTTGTCTTGATAAAATTTCTTGTTTTCCAATAAATAATAAACCAGCTGGTGAAGTTAGAAATTTAGCTATCCTTACAGTATCAGTTATACTTCTTTCAAGTGGGATTCCTCTTCCTAAAAAGTTTGAATTAATTGTTCTTCCACTAAATAAATCTGATTGTGTTTCAGGTATTGTACTAACTATATAAGGTTCTTTTCCTGTATCTTTTAAAAATTCTGTAACATTTCCACCCAATCCTAAACTACCAATTAGTTTACCAATATTACTAATTACTGAAGTTCTAAAAGAACCACCAAACCCAAATCTACCATCATCTGGATTTCTTATATTTAATTTGTCTCTATTAACATTTGGATAATTTATTGGTGCTAAACCTTTATGAGATGGATTATCCTTTGGTGAATGGTTTGGATTATATAATGATTCCCAACTCATATCATCAATTGGTGACTTACCTAAAAATTCTCTCAATGTGGGTGTTAAGAATTGTGATTGAGTAAATTTTGTTCCATCAACATTAGTTATCACATTTGATGAAAACTCCTCAATACTATTTTTTAAGTCTTCTCTAAATACACTTCTTAAATTCTCTAAACCCATAAAAATCTCCTAAGCCATTCCTTCAACGGAATCACCAACTGAAGTACCCATAGCTCTAGCTAATGCAGGTTTTGGACCTGATAAAGCATTTTCCAATACTGCAGCAACCCTTTCAAGTTTTGAATTTGTTTCGTTTTGTTTACTTTCTAATCTTGAGGTATCAGTTTTCCCCCCAGCTGAACCAGCTATGTTTGGTGCCATTAATACTTCATCTCTGATACTACCCTCGTATCTTTGTCCTTGAGGTGTGGTTACAATTGGGCCTCCCCCTGTTCCCATATGCATATCACCAACCTTTTCTGCTCCAGTCACTGCTGAATATACCTTACTGATTGCACCTGCAGCTATTGCAAAAGCTAATGGAGGACCAACAATTGGTATACTAAATAACCAAGATAGTCCAGACCAAATTCCAGCTATCGCACTAAATAAAAATTTCTTACCCAAAAGAGTCGCCGCTACAGCAAGACTACCTATTGGACCTAATGCACTTGTTATTCCCCCAACAAAGAAAGAAATTATACTAGCAGCTTCTGTAAATACGCCTACAACAAAATTTAAAGGTGGACCTAATACTTCCGCTAATGTAATTCCAAGTGATGTTAATTGACCTACCAATAAAGCTGTTTGATTTATAGCGTCTTCAGGAATAACATTAACATTTTGTTTAGATAGAGCACTTGAAAGTGTTAAAGCTTCTTTTTCTTTATTTACAATTTTCTGTAATTGACTAACCTCAATACCAGCTGCGTCCGCTAAAGCTTTTCTTTGTAGAGCATTTAATTTATTAAATTCTTCAGCACTTCCTAATTGTTCTACCACTGCAGCTGTTGCACCCTCTATATCATTTGATAAGGCCAACTCTCTGGCCTTTTGAAAGTTTAATCTTCTACCAATCATTACTGAAGCTTCTTGTTCTGCAACTAAAGATGATTGAAAGTCTAATAATCCACTTGTAATTTTTTCTATATCACTTAATTCTAATCCTAATTTTTTTGCTTGAACTGCAGCTCTTAATATATTCTCACCACCATCATCTGCAAATTGTGCAAAGAACTCTGTATTTTGTGCTACATCAGCTAACACTTTATCAGGTGCGACATTGTTTGCTGCAGCTAATTCAGTTGTAGATATTAATAAGTTTTCTGCTTGTTGTGCCGTTAAGTTTTGAGTTTCTTTAAATATTCCAAGTAGTTTTCCACTATCTTGTAAACTTGTTCCAGTGGCAGTTGCGACATCTCTAGCGTTAACAGCCAATTTAGAAGATTCTGAAATACTTAATCCGAAGTTATTAGCTATTTCTGATGTTGATTGTTGAGCGTCTGCTGCACTTAATCCGAATTTTGCAAATTCCGCATTCGCTGCAGCTAAATCACCTCTAAATTCCGTTACACCAATCGCACCAAATTGGTCAGCTATGGATTGTTGTGTTTCATTAAATTGAACCAATGCAGCTACAGCAGCTAATAAACCAACAACAACTAAACCTGCAATACCACCACCCACTGCTTGAAATGCACCATAAGCGTCTTTAGCCTTTGCAGCTAATCCACCAGTTAAACTGTCAGCTGCTGAAAGAGCTTCATTAGTCATTTCTTGAGTTTGCAGTCTTTCAAGTTCTGTACCATACAAATCAGCTATATCGTCTTTACCCTCTGCTAAAAACTTTGCTCTTTTTTTGATTATGGTATTTATGTCTTGATTACCTTCTCTTAAATCAGCAACAGCCTTTACTATTTCTTGAAAATCTTTACCACCTATATCAGTACCAGCAATTTTTCTTTTTTCAGTCAATATAGCTGCAAAATTCTCATTTTGTTTAACTAATGATTTATTATATTCAGTAGACCCATCATTCATTGATTTTATCATATTATTAATATCATTAATAACACTACGTTGGTCTTCTAATTGCTGTTGATTAAAAGTATAGTTGGTGTTACCTTTTGTAAAATCTAATCCTTTGTCTTTTCCATTAGCCATTTATTCTCTCTATAAAAAATCACTTAGTTTAAATTTTCTGTGTGGTAGTTTGAAGTTTTTATTACCTGTTTGTTGTTGAACTTTTTTCTCTAAATTTTTCCAACCTTTGTTGTAGTCTTTTAGAGCTTTCATCACATTACGGTCTTTTTTTAATATTTTTTCTTCTTTGGAAGATAATCCCAATAATTTACTTAATTTACTAAAAAACCCCTCAGCAATGATATTTTTGTTGTTCATATATGATTTTTTTTCTGACACAATACTCTCCTAATTTAGATGTATCTATTCATATATAAATATCAAAATTGTTAAAAATTATCTTTTAAATCTTGGATTGATTGCGGGACGTGATACTGAATTATTTTTTTGGTTAGCTTTTTTCATCTCTTCGTTTTCTTTTTTACGAGTTTCAGTTAATTGTTTATAGTAAAAATTTCTCAAATATATGGGCATATCATACACATCTGAATGAGTGAATCCTTGCCCATAATACATTAATTGGAATATTTGTTCGTGAAGTTTAGGTTTATCCTTCGGTGTCAGGCCAAAAAAACCCAACCGTCATCGGTATCATTACCTTGACGGACTCCCCTCCTATTTCTATTTCTTGTGATAAGTCAATATCAGGTGCTACATCTCTGATTTGTTTTCTTAAAAATATTGAATCTCTTGATAACATATTTTGAGATATTTCATTAATTACTGCTTGTGAACTATCACCATCAACTTCTTTTATTAAATATCTAAATCTGGTAGTTAATTCAGGTGTAACAGAATTTAGTTTTTTAGAAGCTTTTAAATCCTTTTCAATCAATTTTTCCTCTTTACCTGTAAGAATACCAAATTTTATTTTTTTCTTTGATATTGGTAAAGTAACTTCAAATGAATTTTCTTTAACATCACTTGGTAACTTTTTAAATGGACAATCAGCTAAATTAAATGTTTGAGTCATTTTTTCACCTGTTTTTGGATTTGTAACTTCACAAGTGTATTCAGGTCCATATGCTAATATTCTAGCTGCAACCATAATTGCATTTTTATCACCTAACAACAAATCATCTATCTTCACACCTTCAGTCAAAATCAATGAATCTAACAATCTATCAACCACAACACCTTTTTTAATTAGATTCTGTGATGTCAATATATCTTCTTCCTTTGCTGTCATATATTTTATTTCTATTTTTCCATTAGAACAAGGATGTTCTTTTGGATATAACTTACCCTCACTTGGTAAATCAATTACTTCACTTGGGAACTTATGTTCTGCCATTTTATACCTCCAATGCTCGTCTAAACCATCCTAACCAAAATTTCTCTTGATTTGGTTTATCGATAACTATGTTTGCGAATCTTAAAACTCTATATGCTCTTACTCTATCTAATGATATTTTTTGTATAGCGTTTAATGTAGCTGGTCCTAAACCACCATCTACTTCAATTTTATTTCTGTTTTTAGAATTAGCAGCTTGTTGTAAAACCTTAACAGCTCCTCTTCTACCAAAATTAACACACATATCAAAATAAATATGTCTTAATTGTGGTGGAACTTCATCACACTTACCTCGTCTCCAATAGTCTGTATGATATATTTTTTTAGCTTGTTCTTTGGTAAGATTTTTAATGTCCACATCAGGATACCATCTTTTAGTGATTCCATATTTGGTTTCACCACCAGCATCATCAGGGTCATTCACATAACCACCTTCGTGTTCTAAAACCACGTCTATTATTTCGTCAAATGTTGTTTTCATAATAACATCTCCATATATAAATATATATAAAATAAAAAAACCCTCGATTTTTATTCAAGGGTTTTTCCATTAGTTCATTTTAAGTATTTATTAGAATTTAAGTATTGCGTAATCATATCTTAATGTTAAAGATATTTCAACAGGGTCATTTGAATCAAATGCTAAGTCACCAAAATTAGCACTTTGGATAAATGCACCTTTTAATTCCCATTCTTCTACCACAGCACCTACTGGGTCTAAAACATTAAATGTAATATTTTTCTTATAGAAATCAGAATATCCATCTCTACCAGTAACTGATTCGTGGTGTAATCTAACCCACTCCATAACTTGTTGAGCAGCTGATGGAACAACTGGGTCGTATAAAGTAATTTCTAATGGTTGCCATCTTGACTTACCTTTAACATATCTTGTTACATTCATATGTTCTAAGATTACTTCTTCAGAGTCCAATTGTGGACGATTCATAGTTTTAATTAAATATGCATTAATCCCATCGATTTGCATAATAAATCTATTTTTGAGCTTTGGCTCAAAGGGTGTAAACATAATATCTTGTGGTTCTAATAATTCAGCCATTGAATTTCTCCTATTAAATACTTAAACCTTTAATTCATATATAAATATCAAAAAATATAAAAAAAAGGGATTTATATTTCAAAATCCCTTTTCTTTTTAGTTATTTTAATTAACTATTATTCTGGAAAAGAAGCACCAGTTGGTTGTATTGTAAAGTCTAATACAATAAACTCAGCAGTTCTTGTAGGTTGTAAGAATAATTGTCCGACTAATTGATTTCTATCAATTGTATCAGGTGTATTATTCGTTTCATCCATCACTACTCTAAATGCACTTAAACCACTTTGAGCTTGAACTTGTTCTAAGAATGGATTAACAATTCCCAAGAATCTTCGTCTTGTAGCTGCTGTGTTTTGTTCAAATACCAAGAATCTTGATGAACTTGCAACAAACTTCTTAACTCTGATTAATAATCGTCTTACATTGATTCTATCCAATGCTGATGATTTTTTCTGTAATGTTTTTTGTCCAAATACCGTTACCCCTTGTCCTGGGAATGTTGCTATTGGATTAACATTATTATCATATAAATCATCACGATTTCCTTGAGTTAGTTTTCTTTCAGCTTGAATAGCAGTTGTGATTCCACCACGATTCAATCCAGCAGGAGCGAACCAGGGGTGAGCGACTCTATCGTTGAATGCGTAAACACCACCCATTACAACTGATGGTGGCACCCATCTTTGAGTTCCAGCTAATTGTGAATCAGGTACTTTAACCCAAGGCCAGTACATAGCTGCAAAGTTTGAATCTCTTGTAGCTGCTTGTGTTGTAGAAGCTCCTAATGTAGAACCATATACAACTGGGTCGATGATTGTGAAACAATCACCTCTATCTTCACAAACATCAATTGCTTTAGCTGTGACTGTTGCATGTTCTGCACCAATTATACCTGGCATTAATATTAAATTAACATCAAATTCATCTTGGTTAGCTAATAAGTCAAGAGCAGTTGTGTAAGCGTCCATTCCATCATCAGCTGTTGTTGGGTCAAGTCCTTGTGAATTTGAGTCTGTGATTGCGTCATAAAAATTAGTTCCGCCTGTAACTCCAGTATCACCATTTTGATTACCCAACGAATCAAAACCACTATGTCCATCTAAACCACCAGCAAATCCACCATTTGATGAACCACTACCAGCGGCTGGTAAAGAACTTGACAATGAATTTAATCTAACATTACCATTTTCATCTAAGTAATCAATTGTTGGTGAATCAATCTTCCC